CTTCTTTCCAATATAAAACGAGCAATGCAAATATGATCAATAGGTAAACGGAATCAGGCATGGGTGTGTTTTTTGATATATACCTTACAAAAAAATACTACCCATTTTTTTTTTTCACGAGCACAACGACGCAAAGTAGGATCGGCACGTCTGGTCCAAGAAAGCATCTACCACACTAGGTACTAACTCCTTGATAACGTCGTCGAGTTGCTCGAGCGTCGGACCGCTGTCCGTGTTGTCGATGGTGTATCGCAAGGCGTCGATGATGAACTGCCGCTTCTGCTCCCGCGTCATTTTCTTTTTTTTCAACTTGCGGACGATCAGGCGGAGGATCAGTTTCACCGCTGGGACGAGGGTGGCCAGCGTGAGGCCTTCTGGGTACGCCGCCACCAATTCTTCCCCCACGGTAGTGACATCGGCGACCGATATTGGACTGTCGTCGATCACGCTGGTGACGGTTCGAGGATCAAGGCCAGTTCTATTCATGGTTTGTTCTGGTACCAGAAAAAAAATATCGTTGAAAATGACCGTGTTTTTTTTCCGGATCGGAAGAAATAATATGTCGTACCGCATCGTCCCGCAACTGCTGCCCATCGACGACAGGATCAGGCGAACGATCGAAGACCTCGTGCATACGAAAGGCTCCTACATCTTCAACCCCGACCGAAAACGGTGGCAGACCCAACTGAAACCGTCCCACCCCTTCCACCGCCAGTTTGCAACCGCCTTGGAACATCTAGGGGTGGTCCGGGGCCGAACGATCGGGCCGATGTTTGCGCTGCACTCGAAGGCCGGCTGCAAGCAGCAGCAGTGGCACTACGACTACGATCCCGCATTGGTGGAATCGGTCCGCAAGAAACCATGCGGTGTGGTGCTGGCTTTGGAAGATGGAACCACATTGTCCATTTACGGCGAAGGCGACGTCGCATTGAAGGCAGGCGATTGTTTGATTTTCGACGGGGACTGCGTGCACGCGGGATCGAAGTTCGAGAAGGCCAACACTCGGGTGCACGTGTATTTGGACGTCCCGACTATCGATCGGCGCCTGAACCGGACTTGGTTTTTCCAGGAAAAAAATCTATCCCCGTAACAAAAAAAATGAACTTGCTTCAATCCGTCTTGCCGGTAATAGCCTTGGTGGTACTTGCGACTCGCATGGTTTGGGCATTTCGACAAGCACACATGAAACGTGAATTGAAACAAGGCAATATTGGGAAAAAAGTGGAGGTCGCCACGGATCGCGCCACGGAAATTTGGGAAAAAAAGGCGATTGGGCGGGCCAAGACAGGAGGTGGGTACGTACGGATACCGTACAACAATCAAGGCGTATCCAAAAAAATATGTTTTGTGGCACCGCAACCAGTGAAAGATACCTTAACCTTGAATTGTGAAAAATAAAGTTAAGGTATTTGTTACCGGTATACCGGTTCGGTGACCGGTCGATATATCTTTTTTTCCACCTGACCAAACAAACAAAGAAGTAGAAAGGAAATTTTTTCATGACAAGTCACCAATTATGTATCAAACCGTCAGTAATTTCGATGAAGAATCGCTTCGATTGAAGCAGGAGTTGCTGCGCGACTTCGGGTACCCCCCCAATTCCACAGAAAAGGAAAGAAGGATAAAGACCCACACGGACATTTCCGGCGGAGCGCAAATAAAAGGAGAGAAAGAGCATCGCCGTGGGGTGTACAATTGCATGCACAAAGAGATGATGTTTTACAAGACGTTGGATAAGTACATGAGCATGGGAGCGTCCGCGTACATCAACGAGTTGGCGCCAACGCAAGTTCGAACGTTCTTTTTGGACTTGGATCTGGTGGTGAAGCCCAGCAATCGCAATGCACAGAAATTTTTAAAGGCAGACACTTACGTGGAGATGGTGAAAGATGTCGTGTTCCCGACGATCGACACCATGTTTCCAGCAGGGTGGCGCGCGAACCATCCTTATTTGAAATTCGCGGTGGCGTGCCCCAACCAATTACGGGACAAAAAGGGCGGGAAAAAGTTCGGCGCGCACATACGGGCAATGCAAATAAAAGACAACGTCCACCACGTCTCGCACAGCATTTACTTGCACGTGGACAACATGCTCCGTCTTCGTCTCGAATTGATCGATCGCCTGAACGATGCCTACCCCCTCGACCAGTACCAGATTGACTGGGAAGATACGGTGGACCTCTCTCCGATGCGGAACGGCGGCATGCGCATGATCGGGATGCGAAAGTACAAAGTGAAGTGCGATTGCAGCGAGCCTGCGGAGTGCTCCAAATGCAATTTCGGCACGCAAATGTTTTTCGACCCCACCGTCTACCAGATGATACAGGTGATAACGGCAAACGGGGAAAAAGACCCGTCCCATCTGGAACGATTGAAATCCGATCGCACCTTGTTGTGGATGGAAACGTCGATCAGCACGCCGTTCCAGACGCAGGCAGAAGCCAATTACCACCACAGGTACGAAATCGATGGCATGGAATGCAGCGGCGACGTGATCGAGCACATTCAGTTGAGCCAAGACGATATCGACGGGATAAGGTGGATGAAAACCACCACCGAAGACGGCCGTCCGAAAATCGTGCAATCGACGGTGAAGCGAAAAAGACTCAAGAAAACGTCCATGGAGAAGCAAGAGACGCGATTGAAAAATGCCGAAGAGATCGCGGACAAGAAAACATGCCAGGCTATCGAGGCTTTTATCAAAAAAGAGTTTACACAGTACAAACAGCGCATACGGGTGGACAAAGTCATTCGTATGGATGCAAAAAACCCGAACTCGTTGGTTCGCGTGTATTTGAGAGGACCCAACTGCGGTATTTGCCAAAACAAGGCGGGTGGAGGAAAACATCAAGACAACACGTACATCGATATCAACGTGGTTACCGGTGCTCAGCAGCGGTGCTTTTCCACCAATACAGGGGCCGAATGCCGCACGAGCGTGTGTTGCCAAAAGTTCAAAAGCAAAGCCCAAAAGTTGCCAGCAGACCTGCACGTGTGCTTGTTTCCAAAGCAGCAACGGAAGACCACCAACGCGAAACATCCGTTCCACCAAGTCCTGTTGAAAGGGTTGAATTCTTCCGGAACATTTACCAGCCACGCCGAATTGAGCCGCCTGTTCAAGCGAAGGAAAAAACCTAAGTTTTAAATTAAATTAGTTTTTTTTCTTTCCCTATAACAAAAAAATATATATTCCATGAGTTCTAAAGTCGCATGCCCTCCTTCCATGTATCTTGAAGGCGAAAATCGATGCTGCTACAACGGCAACCCGCGCTCGTGCTTGAGCATCGTCGATAGCCAATCCCTGTATTCAAAAGGGAAAACGTACCCCCCGCTCCGCACCTTTGCCAAAAAATCCAACGTTTGCTGCCACAAGGCAGGGTCCGCGTTGCCGTCGAAACCGCTCCCCACTCCGTTGAAGATGACGCGACTTGCGTTGAACCCGTCGTCGCAAAAAATATCAGAGGTGTAGAAAAAAAATGAACGTCGTCGAGCAACTGACCGGAGTCTCGTTCGCCAACGTGCCGGACGACACCAAACTGTGCGAAATGGGAATCGATTCGCTGAAAATGATGCAAGTCGGGGCCTACATCGAAGAGAAGACCGGCCGGACCATGTACAAGAAAGACATCGTGGACTTGACCGCTGGAACAGTCCGGGAGATGCTGTCTTCTTAAGTCCCACCCCCGCCAGACGCTTGTAAATTAATTGGAGCCACCATCAACACCATCAATGCCAGCAGGATGAGAATTATTTTATTCATGTTTTTTTTTATATATACAGTATGAAAAAAAAATGATGCCAATTTATTTTTTTCGACTTCACTTTTCCGGCACAGTAAGATCAGCCCATTCCACAAATGTTTCCGTACGAGTTTGTAAAGTTCTCGTGCACGCACATTTTCTTCACAATCGGCAGCAACTCTTGAATGTCGTCTAAGATGATCCCGCCTTTCGTCGTCAATTTGTGGATATCCTCCGCGATGGACACGGAGTACGACAACAGGACCAGAATGATGAGGAACATAAAGACGCTGGAGGCACTGGCCACGTAAAAAATAGTGTAGTTGATCTTGTTTCTGGCGAACGATCTGCGGTCGTCCAAAGCCTCTAGTAATTGTTGATGGTTGTTGGATTCTAATTCCATTTGTTTCTTCTAAGTAAATAATTGCAAGCGATTTGACCGCTCCATTTTTTTCTGACGGTGGAAAAAAGTATTATCATGTGGGAAGTCGTGCGCCATTCTACCAACACCCATTTTCCCGCCTACATGGACACCATGGCGGTCACCACCTTCGTCCACGACCTCGGCTTTTCTTCTATGTTCCAGGCACTTCGACAATGCAAAGTTGATATCGACCGCATGAAATGCTACGTGCACGGCAAGCGGGTGAAAACGGTCAAAGAGTTAGACGAGTTGCTGCGCTACTACGAGTACACGTTCGAAGACTCCGTCATCTTGTACCAACTTTGTACGCAAAATAGCCTGGCATACGTCTGTGAGAAGAGCCAAAACTTGATTCCGGCCGGGGTTCATATGGGGAGTGGAAACCGGAGCCACGTGATTAAAATTACCAACCGTAAAGTCTTTATCGGGAAAACGTTCCGGTGTTTTGAAATCGACGATGCCGGGAGTGTCGATACGCACCTGTTGAAAATCAACATCGAAGTGGATTTGAAGACCCAACAAGTCACCATGCTGTTTCATCTGAAACCGAGAGTAGATTAATATTTAAAACTATATACTTGTCATAAGGTAAGAAAACGCATTTTTTTTTTTAAACGCATTTTTTTTTATACACTATAGTACATAATATAAAGAAACAAATATATAAAGACACATATATATAATAAAGAAACATATATATAATAAAGAAACATATATATATATATATATGAAACAAATATAAAAAGAAACAAAAACAAAAAAAAAAGGCATAACCAATAAAAAAAAACAAGTGTAAGTGAACCAAAACATCCAAAACATGTTGAGCAAACAAAATATGAAAAAACGAAAATTGGAAGGATCTGAAATTGCAGGATTATCATCCAAAAAGCAAAAAATGGTTTTATCGACAAGACAATTGAATGCGCTACGACAATTGAAAAATTGGCATTGGGATCATGATCATATTCATGAACCTGAATTTGATGGTCGTTTCTATGCAATGGACGATCCTACAAGCGATATGGAGACACTGGAAGAGTTGTGTGAGGACGCAAATATTGATTATATTATATATTGTGGAGATGTGGACAAATGGATCGAGTACGACAAAAATGCTGACACGATCCGAACATTTCTTGAGCAAGAACGTTCATCAACAGCATTTCTTGAGCAAGAACGTTCATCAACAGAAGAAGAACCTCCAGCAACGACAAATACAACGTTTGATGCGTTGGTCAAAGGTTGGGAAACGAAATTGGGAGAGAACAAACATTGTTTTGCAAAAAAAGGAGATGCTGTCACCATGGGAAAATATTTTTTTCCGACGCAAAGAGAACAAAAAAGGAACGAAAAACACAGATTTTATTTTGAAATCCTTCAAGACGTTAAGCACGATCCAAAAATCATCAGCAAAATGATGAATTCTATCGAACAATGGCTGGAAAAAGCGATAAAAGCAAAAATCCAGTTGGACGATTTGGTACATGCTAGGACAGTATACCACCAAATGAAACACCGATTTCCATTTAAAATAAGAACGTGGAAGAAAACAAATTCCAACTGGAATGGCCATGAATTTGATTTGATGCGTAAGAAAGAAGGAACATATTGGTGTTATTGGTGGGAGAAAATCATGCAAGTGGTGTCGCATCGTTTTGATCGTTGTTCTAACAAAATCAAGAGGACAAGAAATTGGTATTTGCCACCAATTAAAATTGCGCAACCGAAACAAACTGCTTCGTGGACCAAAGGGGACTTGGTGCTACAAACTACCACAAACACTGGATTCAGCGACAGACATGTGCATGTGTATATTAATCTATATATAATCTATTCTTCTTCTTCTTATTTATTGATGTTTTTAGTTATTTATTTATTTATTCATTCATTTTCTTAATGTTCTTCTTCTTATTGGATGGATGGCAAGTATGATGAGATGGACGCAATCACTATATGATCATAGCAGTAATATCGAAAAATGGAAGTATGAAATAGTCTACGAAATTACCAAGTGTTTACCCTATCATTTGGTACACTACGTATATATATGGTAAGGTAAAAATGGATGTACGACGATTTTTTTAGGTCGGAATGAAATACAGTTACATCCATTCATTTACTGGACAATTTATAAATTGTCCATGTGCATAAAACATATTGAGGACAACGTTAATGTTATTTATTAATGTTATTTACCTGCTAAATGTAATATTTAATAAGTAAAAACTATATTTAAAATGCAGTTTAGATACAAAAAAATTAAGATTAAAGTACATTCTTCTTTCTATAAAAAGATTGTAATTTAAAATATTATATACAAAAACAACAACAAAAATAAATTAAAATAAGATTCTTCTTCTTTTTATATATAAAGAAGATTATAATTTATAAAACATTTTAAATATATATATATACAAAAAAAAATATATTAAAGAAACATTCTTCATTCTCTATCAAAAAGATGAATAATAAACAACCAGAAGCGAAACAAGTAATAACTACAACAAAGAAAGTTGAACTTGTTAATGCAAAATCTACCACGAAAAATACAAATCCACTCGTTGTAAAAATTGATAAGAAATTATTGGAAACGAAAAATAAACAAATAGCATCAGCACGTCGTATTCAACAGTTTTGGAGGGATGGAAGGAACCGACTGAAGTGGAAAAAGACGGCGGAAGGGTTGAGAAATAAACAAAAGGAAAACTTTGCAAGTGGTGTGTTGTTGGTAATGTTGATGCTGCAAGTAGCGGCAGGGCTTATTAAATGGTATACAGGTATTGGTTTAATTAATGTTGTTATGGTAGTGAATTATTATCTATTAATGCTTGTATGGGCAAGTACGTTACCAATAAAATCAACATGGCAATTAAAAATTGGTAATGCTCTTCCACCGTTTTTATTGATTATGAATTACTTGATCCATATCGATTTGCTTTCAATTGGTGACTGGTTTGTATTATTTCTCATCGTTCCCTCTATCGTGCTTGCTTATCGTTTTTTCATATCAATGACAACGACGTTGAAACATACATATGCGGCAGATATTCATGGACTTTCGGCACGTTTGAGTACAAAAATCATCGCAGGGTTACCTATTTTATGCTATTTGGGAATGAATATGATTTCATCTGAATTTGCGTCCAAATACATTAAGGATGATTTGTGTCATTATGTACCGGGAGCATATTGGGATAAGAATTACACTTCCCGTACTCGTATGGTGAATGGGCGATGGATGAATTGCACCGACAGCGAACAATTCGACCGCTACTATCCAGATACCCCAAACACGGTAAACGAGGTGATGCTGGAGCAAGAGATGAATGCGTATGTAGCAAACCAATTGAAATGGTTTGTTGCCCAATTCCAAATGCTTGAATTGACCATCCTCCTCTTGACCTCACAAGTCTTGCTACGAGTTTGTCGTTTGACCGTAAATGATATACTATCTTTGCGCGTATCAGGGTGGGAACTTTCACTATCGATAGTAACTCTTATTCGTGTAGCATCCATTATGGTTATGGGTGGATTGAACTTGGAAATGTTTAAATTTTCCAATTATCGGAATGTTTCTGGGAGTTTGTTTTCTCTCATAATGATCCTCCACATAGTTGCTCTTGGCATCATCATCAAACTCGTTCGCGATGCTGCGGCTGTGATTCGCTTGGAAAAAAATCCAAAAGCAAAACAATTACGTTCGAAATCTGTAGAAATTATACACAAACGTCGTCCACGACAGAGTGTCATGCAAAGGCAGAAAATAGAAGATATTGTGTAAGACCTTAAGCACAATATCGAAAAATGGAAGTATGAAATAATTTTAAAATAAATAAATTAAATTTATAATACTTAATATGTTTAGTTTTACTCTCTACCCAGATTCGGTATCGAATTCGTAAATACACAAATCGTAAGATTCCTCGCCCAACAAAATACGCTGCGAGTGGGATCCGATGAACTCGTCCGCATCCAAAAAGGCGCAATACGGCCGCTCGTTGATGCGGTCGAGCAACTCGTAGATCATCTCCATGGTCACGACTTCGACGTCTGGTTTTTTGCGAAAGATCAAATACCCTCGCTGCGCGCGTACCCATTCATGCAATTGCTGGATCCATTCCGAAGAGGCTTGATGGTCGTCCGTCACTTTTCCCACGTAGTCGAAGTGTGCATACTCTGCTGCCGGTTCAAACCGTTCGGTATACCCCGTCTCCAACACCACGTACATGTTTTTTTTTGTTTCATAAAAAATCGAAAGGAAAGTGACCGAATTACGGACTTAGAGTCCCGGACCATTCGGATTGTAAGTCGGACTGGTGGGGACGTAGACTCCCGGGCCATTCGGACTGTATGTCGGGCTGGTAGGAACGTACACAGGCGATGTCCCCGGGCCATTCGGATTGTAAGTCGGGCTGGTGGGGACGTACACAGGCGATGTTGCAGCCCCCGGGCCATTCGGATTGTAAGTCGGACTGGTAGGGACATATGGTTCGGGGCCATTCGGATTGTAAGTCGGACTGGTAGGGACATATGGTTCGGGGCCATTCGGATTGTAAGTCGGGCTGGTGGGGACGTACACAGGTGATGTAGGTCCATTCGGATTATAATCAGGGCTGGTGGGTAAGTAAGTCGGCGACAAAGGCACAAACGTGCAATCCATGGTGTGGTAGGTAGGTTCCAGCGGCTCGAATTGGTACCGTTCGTCCATCGCAAAGGTGGTGATCATTGGCTGGATGTCTTCCTCTTTTTCCTCCTCGATCGCATCGTACGGTCCAGGCATCATCATGGATCCCATCGCATAGGCCGGCTGCACATCGTCCCAGTCGCCTTCGTTGGATACCATCGCAAATTGCTGCTGCTGCTTCTGCTGCTGTTGCTGCTGCTTCGTCATGCGCCACGTCGCCATTGGATCCGAAAACCAATTCCAGCAAGGCTGTTTCGCGTCGTTGCGCGGCCGCCGCTTCTTCCCCAAGAACAGGACTTCTGGGAGTAGTTTCGGACCTTTTTTTGGGATGATGGGGTTCGGGTTGGGGTTCGGCAGCACCGGGTTGGTCGGCAGTACCGTGACGGTCCCTGTCCCCACATTCATCCGCTTTCCAAACATGATCGCGCTGGTCACGTCCTTCGCTGGGTCCATCACGTGCCACAACGAGGAATCCGTCAGCACCTCCAACGGCTGCTCGAAACTCGCCTGCTTCAGCATCGGCGCATTCACCTTGGCAAATCCGTGACGGGACACCGGGCGCATCCATCCGTAGAAGCACATCGTCTCCCCCAACAGCCAGATGTGCCGCAAATTGATGTAGCCGCCATCGAAGGTCAACACTTTGTTGATCTCGTTCACCAACACTTGCAACCCCGCCTCGATCCCCAACACGTCGATGCATTCGATCACGTCGTTCGAAATGGTGCGAGTCGCATCGAATCCTTGGCCCAACACGTATCCCAGGTCACTGCCATCCGTTTCGATGATGTACTCCCGCCGATCCATTACTTTTCCCGATTCCACCGCACTGACAAACTCTTCCCTCGCGATCGCCCCGGTAATCTTCTTCGACCCGCCCTGCACAACCACGTTCGTCTGGATCGTCTTGGCCATCGCGGCGACATCTTCGCCAATTTGTGCGGTATCGATGATTCTCACCTTGCATTCCCATATGTCCATCGCCGCTTCCGACACGTACACGTCTATCAAGGCAGAAAACGATTGCACGGCAGTTTCTACCTGGTGCGGCACAATACCCTCCTCCACCATCTTCGTCTTGTTCAACAAGAACACCCACGCTTGCCTTGACGCAGCCTCGTACGGCACCATCTGCACCAACACATGCAACTGGTCGATGTACGTGTCGAAGTCGTCGGTCAGGTACCCACCCACCACCAACTCGTTCAACTCCGTGTACACCAGCGATTGTGCCATCTTTTGCGCCAACCCTTGATGTTGGATCGGTAAAAAGGCCGTGATGGTGGGCGTCTTGATGTTTTTGCTGGCATCCATCAACTCTTGCATCCTTGGAATACCTAACGTCACGTTCTTCGCGGCCACCCCGGCGAAATGAAAGGTGTTGAGCGTCATCTAATAGAAAAACGGTTAGAGAGTGGTCCGAAAAAAGAAAATTATAAAAAACTTACTTGGGTCGTTGGTTCTCCAATCGACGTGGACGCAATCGGCCCCACTGCTTCTCCAGGCGCCACGTTGGCCCTTCCCATTCGGTACCGAATCAAGTCGAATATCGAGCCGGGAATCGAATCGCCGCGCTTCAACGCCAGCGCGCACGAACACAGCAAATGGAGCCGCATGGGCCAATCGTTTCCTAGGCTGGTTTCGAAGGCCTGGATATCCTCCCACGTCGCAAACATATCGGCCGGCGCCCACATGTCGAAGTCGGCATCCTCAATCTGGATCAACCGCGCAATATTGACCGGCAAGCGGTACTTGCAATCGATGGTGTGCATGCCGTTCAACCGCATCTTCAACAGCGCATCTCGCATCTCCATTACCCGCGCCAGCGTGGACGCATCGAAACGATACTTGGCCTGAATCTCCGCTACCGACAGGAGCAAAACAGGCAACTTCACCGTTTCCAAGTACCTTGCATTGTACCCGTCGCCGCCGTAGATCAACCCCATCAAATTCCCCACGCTGTCCCGGACGCTGTTGTCTTGGAGCACCACCAGCGATTCCAGAAATTTCGTCAACTTGCGCTGGATGTACCCCGTGGACGCGGTTTTCACGGCGGTGTCGATCATACCTTCTCTCCCACCCATCATATGGAAGAAAAATTCCTCGGCTTGGAGTCCGAGCAAGTAGGAGTTGGCCACGAAGCCCTTGGCATTCGGATCGCGATCCAACTCGTCGAAGGAGGGCAGTGTTCTGGGGTTGGGTGCAATTCGGCCGCCGTTAATGGCTTGCTGGCCGACGCATCCCATGATTTGGCCAAGGTTGAGATTCGAGCCTTTGGCGCCGCTGGTCACGCAGTTGTAGATGTTGTTGGTCTTGTCCAGACTGTTCATCACGATTTTCCCGGTCTTCTCCAGCGCCTTCTGGAGCAGCGGGAACACTTTGCTCTCGTCGGTGGGATCGTCCAGATCCTGCACCGATTGGAAGATCGACTCGAGCGTCTCGTGGATCTTGTGCTGGGTCTCTTCGCTGGTGACGCAGTCCCCCAGCCCGATCGAGAAGCCGTAGTCGCGGAAAAACGAGGCCACGCACCGGCTCAGGTCCGACAAGAATTGGTTGGCGCGCTGGTTGGAAATATCTTGGCAAATCAAGTGGACGAACCCCAATTCGGAGGTTCCGATGGTTTTCTTGCACAGGCTGCCGCACAACAGTTGCCCGCCTTGTACCACCACCGTCCGCTCCTTCGAATCCATCGGGTCAAAGCCGTTACCGTTCCGAACGACGCGGGAAAAATACAGTTTCTTCGGCAACAAATACGAGGCGATCTGCTTGCCGGTCCAGCGTTCGCACGGGTGGACGATGGCAGGCGGCGGCATCGGGAAATCGTCGGCGTAATGGACCTCGATCATCAGTTGCTGGAACTCTTCCCTGGTAAAAAACGTGTCCTTCCACGTCATGATGAAGGCCCCGCTCACGGTATCTTTTGAAAACGTAAAAAAAGGTTAGATTTTTTTTCTATATGGTAAATAAAAAATGTCGGGTAGTATCGATTGTGGAATTTGGGGGTGTCGGGATCAGCCTACCATTGATGACTTATTACAAAAAGTGGATCGCAAAAAAATCAATAAAAAGATTCACGAAGCGAATGCGCAAATCAACAAAGAAAAACAACAGTTGTATTGTACACCTTGTCATTCAACATGTCATGGAGTACACAACGAAAAAGATGTAACATTGATGCAGCATTGTAAAAACTTACCTTGAACGGCTCCAATTACCGGTCGATTGCCTTGTGGAGAAATAATTTGCTCGTTGACGTGCATGATTTCCTTCAATTCGGCCCTGGCTGCCCAACTTTGCGGGCAATGCATGTTCATCTCGTCGCCGTCGAAATCGGCGTTGTACGGTTTGGTGACTGGAAAAAGGGACTTGTTAGTCGAGAATTTTTTTTCGAAGAGAGGAAGAAAACCACATATCAACCATGGACTCCAGTAAAATTTTACAATGTATGTTATTATCACCCGCTTTTAGCGGGCCGGAAGAGCAAAGCCGGAACAGAAGAAGCCGGAAGAGAAAAGAACTAGGATGCGATAATATATTCGATTGGATTCCTACCCTAACAAAAGAAAATCAACTTGGCATAACATCCCAATGTAAGGATCATTTTAACGAAAAACATCGTCCATGGCAAAAACAGGATAAAGGTTGTTCAATGCAATTGATCGACTACATGAAAAACACGAATGTCAAAATGAAAGAGGCAGTGTGCCGAATGCAAACAAAAACCGAAAAACGCGGTATTTGTAGTACCCCATTTCTATCAAAAATGTGTTTGGGAAACTGGAATTCTGATAAAGAGACAGCAGTACAGGAGTGTAAAGGAGCAAATGAGATGTAAACTTACCTGCTAAGTGGAACCGGAACGTTTTCCCGGGCATGGGGATGATCTCATGGCCCATCATGGATTCTTTGTGCAAGGATGGTTGCCGGTTGAACCCGACAAGGTCCCCTTTTTGCAGATGCCGGTGCACCACCATCCCCGGCCGCAACTGGATTTGCTTCCGTTTTTTTTCATCGATCATCGCCAGATCGATCTTCTGGCCATTCAACGCATCCACGACCTTCGCGCCAAACAGCACGTCCGGCCCATTCACGATGCGCTCCTTCAATTGCATCAGGTTGAAGTCGGTGACGGTTTCCGGGTAGGTCTGGATCATGCAGATCTCGATGGGGACGACCAACTGGTGGATGTCGATGGTTGCGTCCGGACCAATGACCGATCTGGAACTTCGATTGCACCGTTTGCCCATGATTTTGCCACGGATTTGGCCCTGCAACATAAAAAAATGAGAAGGTTAGTCGAGAAAAAATCGAAGACTCAATTAAATTAGATATCAACTTACCGTTTTTCCTTTCAACTGGTCGCCTATCGACTTGCGCTTATCGATTTTGCCGCCGCTTTTGCGCTTGTTCGCCTTGTTGCTTGTATCTTTGTAAAAATACTGCGCAATATTTGCCTGAAGCATGTCGATCAGGTACTGGACGTTCGGTGCCCCCTCGTCCATCGCTTTTTTTAATTGGTTGTTGATCTTCACGATGTCCTGTTGCATCAACGTAAGGTCGTCCTGGCCACGGTTCCGGCTCCCTTCGGTAAAGACGACGCTCGGGCGACAGGCGGGTGCCATCACGCACAGGTTCTCCAAAATCATGTTTTGGGGGTGGGTCGCAAACCCCATCGTTTGCAAGTCTTCGTCGCTGATGTGGCGGAAGATCTGCAATGCTTTCTTGGTGGTGAACGTCTGCTGGGCCTGCTCCTGCTCGTCGTTCGATTCGAAGGCCTCCGCGTCGTGGTGGGAAAAGTCCGCTTTGATCGCGCAATTGGTCTTCGTGTACTTTGGCTGCGGACCTTCGCAACAAGAGCACGTCTTCTTCGTCTTGCACGCGAGGCTGATGCTGGCCAAGTATTTTTTTTTCACCGACTCCGTCTTCATCTGGGCCACCTTCTCGCCATCGATCAGCAGCGCGGAGCACCAGTAGCACACGCATCGCAGCGTCTTGACGATCGTGTCCATGAACATGGAGTGGTACATCGGGTGATGCAACTTCACGAACCCGGTATGGGTCGGGCATTTCTCGACGGAATTGTAGCAGGTGGAACATCGCACTTTTCTCGAGGAGGTCCCCAACCGAACATCTTCCACACCGCCATCTTTCGGCAACGAATGCTCGTACAAACAAGAACTGTCGACTTCGACAACCGCCAACCGCGCGATCTCTTCACTGGAGTACAGTTGGCACTCGACGCTGTCCACCACGTGCAACATCTTTGGGTTGGATTGTCATGATGTGTATATAGTACGTACACATACACATATACATATATATAGTAGTATTTAGGACCGGTTTACCGGTGTTGTTTTAATACCTTATTTTTTTCCCATCGTAATATAAATCCACATGCGAGCCTGGCGACAATTCCTTTTACAAGGCGGAAGCCTTCACGAACGACGACGATTCAACACGGCCTTAGGCCACCTTCGGGCCGGTGCCCGGTTGCAATGCATGTGCCTGACCGCGAAGGGCCAGCAGTGCAAGAACAAAGCCAAAGAAGGCACCATTTACTGCGGGAGGCACCAAACGTGCAAACGGCCGATGGGAGATGCCGAAATACAGACGGTGAAGATGGAAGAGACTACCGGCAACCCTGTCGCAAAGCAGTGCACGCGACGAAAGGGTAGGTGCCAAGTGTTGCGACCTGGAGAAGATGTCGCGGACGATTGCGAGTTCAACATGGGTTCGGGCCGATGCCGCTCAGCAAAGAAAATAAAGAAAGAGAAACCTGAACTTGCCACGCCGATGAAGCAACCGGCAAAAATGAAGGTTCGCGACGTCTCGTTGACGGCGAAGGAATTCGACAAAATGCAAGTGATGGGCTACAAAGAGTTGAGGCCACGGGAAATCGAGAAAGATCCCAGCCAATTGGACAAGTACATCGGGTGGTATGCCAGCGAAAAGATAGACGGGTGGCAGGCCATTTGGGATGGCAAAGGCACGCTGTACACCAAATCGTACAAGAAAACCTTCAAGGTGCCGGATTCATGGATGAGGTTGCTGCCCAACATACCGATGACTGGTGAAATCAAGATCCGAGGCATGGATGCCACCAAAACCGCCAGTCTGATGAAAGACAATCCTTTGTGGAACAAGACTTACTTCCACGTCTTCGACGTCGTGGGCGCAAACGCCAACAAGCCCTTTTCCGAACGGGTGCGCATCATCGAAGAAACGGTGGACGCCGCTTGCCGTAGCATCAAAGACTGCCCGTTGATCGCACAGCCGCAAATCATCATGGAGTCCAGAGACCAGATCTTAGCATTTTACAGGGACGTGTTGGGAAAAAACGGGGAGGGGTTGGTGATCACGAATCCTGATTCCAAGTACGACGCTGGTAAAAAGCGGAGCAACCAGCGGGTCAAATTGAAGGGGCGGAACGATGCGGAGGGCAAGGTGATTGGGTACAACATGGGTGGCAAAAAAGGGTTGAGAAGTTTAGACATCGTTTTCAACGGAATCACGTTTCATTTGGGAATCGGGTTCAAAAATGTAGAACGGGAGGATCCGGAAACGTATTTTCCAATCGGAACCATGGTCACCTTCAGTTACCGGGAATTGACGAAGAACGGCAAGCCCAAAGAAGCGCGGTTTGTGCGGGTCCGTGGCGATATATAAAAAGATACAGTAAAAAAAGAAATAAGAATGTACTTGCCAGCCGAGTTGGTCGAACTGATCATGCACTTTGCCGGCGCGTACTCGTACAGCCCTACCGACCGACCGTATATCAAAGAGATCAAAGAGATCGGCGAAGTGGCGGTGTACGGGGTCCAGCGATCCCTGCTGCATTTGCGCGAACTTGAAGCCTTGCGAGACGCTTACAGCGGACGGCAAGACATTCTGGAGTGGATGGACACGTTTCACATTGTCGGCTGCGTCTATTGAATTCGGGCTTCCCACTTCGCCCACGCATTTTCGTAGGCCTTATTGTTGGTCAAAATGTTCCGGATGTTCTTCATCCCGTACACTTTTCGCAGCATCCGAAAGTAATCGTTGGTCAAATCGTACGACGGGTCGTCCCGGATCTTCTGGACCACCTGCTTGACATCAGGGACCACGACCCTCAAGTTCTCCTTTTTTTTCGTGAATTTGTAGGCGTTCTTCCAGTACATGTCGATCAATGTCCGCTGGACCGCGTCCTGATCGCCGTTGGTCTGGGCGTTCTTCCACCCGACTTCGATGGTGGCGTATTCTCCAGCAGAGATCAGGTTTTGCTTGTACATATTCTTGCACATGGTGCCTTGAATTTGCATTTCATGCAGTTGCACGGCGGCTTTTCGCTCTGCTTCTAGGTGTATATAGTACACTAGTAAGAATGCGATACACCCTATCAAAATCCATTGATGCGGTTCCATATTGGTTTTTATTTTAGCATTTATTTTATTTTTTCATAAGCAAGTACAGGCCGAGCAATGCCAACCCAACCAACGCCACGACTTTCGGATCGCAGACCGTGGAAGGACCTGCGGTGCATTGCTTCGGTGCATCGTTCAGCGTGATTTCATGTTGCTTCTTCACCTCCTCGTGGCTCCATTCCCGTTTGCCGTTGGCGCGGTTCACCTCGTTGTGCACGGCGACCAACCATCTCGATAAACTTTCGCGGTTCTCGACGTCTGGTGGCGTTTTCTTCACTTGGTCGTTGTAGTGGCTGCGACATTTGTCGCACGGTAAAACGTACCCAACACTTTTGAAAAAATTGATGGCGTGGTTCTTGTCTTGCTGTGTTGGTTTTTCGGGGTACCCGAAACTCACGGCATGCATGAATTTCCAGCCAGCCCTTCCCCAATGTTGGACTTCCATCAATGACATGTTTTTTTTTATCTATGGTAAAGATTTTTTTTTTGGGTAGGTACCAATAAAAACATGAACGGACCACTGATACTTCTGCGGCAATTCTTACTGGAAATACCATCACTTGGCATCCCGTTTTCACATGCTCAAAAGAAAAGATGAAAAAGCCGCCATCTCCGAAATTCATACTGGGCTTGGGGCATATCGGACGGAACACGCACCATGACGTACCCGCGGCGAAGTGAATTTTTCGAGGAGGATGGCATTTTTTTTTTCCGATAGAAAAAAATCTCCCAAAATCTTTTTGCACACCTTCCGGTTTCCAAAGAATTCCTCTCTCCAATGTTCCAATTTCGAACCAGAGAAAACTAAACAGTCTCCGACATCCAATAACCGGTTGTGCCACGAAAGGAAAAAAACGCACTGGGTATACCCGCGCTGATTTTTGCGGAAAAAAAAAAAATAGTATACATGTAAATCAAAAATGAAACTCAAGTGGTGGGAGTTGGTCATCCTCTTGTCGTGTATCATTTATGGTGTGTACCTTGTAAAAAATCCAACAACAATGATACAACTGGACGATGGATCGATACTCACGCAAAGACAATTTGACGGGACTCTCTGTAAGAACATGTTCAAACGGAATATGATCTCTGCGGGAGAATACCAAATAATACACAAATCATACGACATTGCGACTGAAAATGCAAAGCATGATTCCGTGAAGAAAGCGTTGCTTGAAATGTATCGAAAAAATTGTTATAAAATTAGTGATGACCCAAGGAATTTGACGCTACTAATACCCTATGTAAAAGATGTTGTAGAACGCATTAAGCAGGATCCGACCTACGATTTGACGGCGGACTATTGCCGTATGTTAAGAGAGGTCCATGGCATAAGAAATATGGAACGGGATTTTTTCACCCATCCCGATGGATTGTACCGAAAAAAGTGGGATACATGGTTGAAGGAGGGCTTTGCTTCCGATAAATCATCACCGGAAAGCGACAGCAGCGACCCGTAATTGTGGGTACAATCATAACAGCAGCCGGATGGCAAATTCATGTCGAACCACAATCCACCGCATTTCATCATTTTTTTTTCTGTGACTGTATAAAAAAACATGAACATCTCTCCACTGATAATGATACTTCTCCTCGTCGCGGCACTTGTCGCCGGAAATACCCTTTTTCCAAAGATTCAGTTGGTAAGCGCTAACTCAGGGCCATGAAGGTAACCCAATGGATGACTTTCCCTTCTTCCGTGGCTCGCTTGGCGTAGAGGGCAGGCGCAGGCGCGCCGGTCCGAAGAAGGTCTTGGGCTCGTTTCAACATCTTCCCCTTCGTTGTGTCAACTGGACTGGTTCAACTTGCAGCAGGAGAATTACAAGAACGACGATAATTCCGAATTGCGATGTACTATACAATTTTCCAATATCCTCTGTGGACATTGCCATAAAAATATCGAATGCTTGATCTCCGGATATGGAAACCCTGTCATCTTCACCCCAACCTTCAATTTCAGTCCGGAGCATAAAATAATGGTACGTTGCAAACCATCGCGGAATACAACTTTTTATTTTTTGAAAGCCTTGTTCGTTGAAAGACATTTTTTTTAAAACCAACCAAAAAATGGAGAACGAGACCGCAAGTGATCCACTTGCACCAAACTTTTCAGACAACAGGTATTCTTTTCAAGAGGGGGTAATTACAAAAGAGTTATGTGACATTGCGACGCAATATGCATTGTTGAAACAGCAGTATAGTAAGGTACCTAATAGGGACAAACGAGTTCCAAATGCAACTTCTATCTATGGTGATACATTGATGGAATCTTTGATGTGCTTTATGAAACCGCATATAGAACAGATGACTGGTCTTAGTCTATGTCCTTCCTACACATACTATCGTGTATATAAAGCAGGTGATAAATTGCCACGTCATATAGATAGACTTGGTTCTGAAATTGCAACAACAGTTTGTTTGGGATGGGATTATAAAGTAGTTCCAAAACATTATCGTTGGGGGATATATCTTGACCCAGAAACCAACCATAGAAATACGAAAGAGGAATTTCAATCTGGCGGAAAAGATGGTGTGTTGTTAAAACAAAACCAAGGTGATTGTATTGTCTTTCGTGGAAATGAAGTAGAGCATTGGAGAGACCCTTTTCAAGTAGGTGAAGGTTCTTATCAAGTTCAATTATTCGCGTTTTACATTGATAAAAATGGTCCATACTACCCGAAATATGCATTTGATCAACGTCCAGGCGTTGCTGCTCCTAGGAGCATCAACTCTTATAGGAAGGTTTTAGCATCAAGTCCATATTTGGACAAGAGGCTGTTGGTAATCGCTCTCGTGGTCGTACTTGCCTTATATATATATTTTCCTAACTAACTAGGAAATGAACTTGATGTGGTAGGTAGGCGGGGAGTGTGTGTCTTTGCTAACGTGATCTACTCAAACTGGAATAGTGGGAAAAAAAGCAACAATATCGATTTTGTTATACATCGTGGAAGACACTGAAAGCAATGAAAGAAGTGGGTAGGGAATTGGATTGAATTCTACGTTTTTAGGTATAGTATTATCATGCAGACAATAGAGATAATGACGGGGATAATAATTTTATAATCTTCAATATTCCAATACACTTGATCACGTACCCAGACGTTTATTCCCCATTTTTCCCCTTTGGAAGGCGGAAGTCCAGTATGCTTCGCGTCATTATCCATAACCATCCAATCCAACCCCATCCATCTCTCCACCTTGTAATTTTTCCACAACACCGCGTGCCCCAATACCGGTTTGACTTTTCGATTTATGTTGGGAAAATACGTTTCACCGCCTTCTTCAACGGTATTCAAGTAAACAAACATGGTGTACATCCTTCCCTTTCCATCATGATGGACCTTATACTGCTGCCCTGGTTCGTAATGCACAATCTGCCATTCTTGGTTGTCGATTGGGTATCCAGTTTTTTTAGAAACGAATTCCGCAAGCCGTTCGACGGCAGGTGTGAATTCGTTCCGCTCCATAAATGTATTGGTGCTTGTACGCCCTTCCCAATAAAACGAAACGAATGGGAAGGAACGCACTAACATGGATCGCTTCATTCCTTTTTTTCTCGCAAATTCAATAATTTCATTTGCCTCTTGGACTGTGATGACATCCGGCAAATCTTCAATCATTTTGATCTTACTTTCGGAAAAAAAAAATGACCTAATAAACACTAGAAAAATAAAAAGCATTATACGATGAAGATCGAGTTGTGCTGAAGATCGAGTTAGCGGGCAAAGAAGCAAAAGGAATTGAATTCTACGTTTTTAGCAAATTCAAAAATTTCATGGGCCTCCTTGGCTGTGATGACATTCGAAAAATCTTCAATCATTTTCTTGTCTGTATTGACGATACTCCTATCATAAAAAATATTTCCCATGATGTTCGTAACTGGGCGAAAAGGACAGTGGCGCTCCATTTTCAACTATTAGAAAATGAGGTTTCGATATAGGGTGTCAAGAGGTATGCGTCCAACCCATTATTTTTTTTTGCCCTTCTAGATAAATGAACCCGCGACTATGGCGGGTGCAATGGAACGAGGGGTACATATGCTACGGCAACCCACCGGAACGGATGTCGATGGAGGAACTGTGCACCACCTCCATCTCCACCGTCTACCGCTGCCGCCTCCGCGATGTTTGCCTCGTCGTGAAGAAATTCCTCTGCGACGACTTGGTCGAGTACAGAACCGAAGTTCAGGTGATACGACGCATGAAACGCCATCGATTGAATTTCGTCACATCCTGGCCCATCTCCCACAAAACGATCGTGATGGAATCCATGGACAACGATTTGGGGAAGTGGAACGGGCCGGTGGAGCAGGTAGAGGGTATCATGCGAACGATCGTGGAGAGTTTGCAAGGCATGGTGGCCATCGGGCTGTATTACACCGACATGAAGACGCAGAACATCATGTACCGCATCAAACAGGATCGTAGCCTGGAGATTAAATTTGGGGATTTGAGTGCGTGTGCCTACGAGGGGAAGTGGTGCTCGCAAACCTACCCTTACCCCACGACCAACTACGACTCCGAGGACTACGACAACACCATCTTGAAAGCATGCGAGAAAGTGGTCGTGTGGGGCGTAGGCTTGGTCTGGCTGATGTTGCTGGGCCGCCTTCGTTCTATCATCCAGTACCTCTCTCACGAAATCCAGACCCCTCGAAGTGCGCGAGCCTTCCAGCGCAACATCAACCGGTCCGCCGACGATGTGCCGCAGGTCGTGAAAAAGATCCTCTCGCTGAAAATCGACCGATTGGCCGATGTGTTTCGGTAATTGCGCTACTTTTTTTATTCTACCTGCCACAAATGAAGGTAACTTCCCCAGTCTACGTGCTGCCTATACCGCGCGATTTGCAATTGTACACTCAGGCGTTTCTTCAACATCCGGTGACCGAAACCAGAAAATACCGCGCTGCCATCGTCACGAAGATGCTTGCCTTTCGCGCGCAACGGACCGCACAAGAGTTGAAGTGGTGCCATCCTGCGCAAGACAAAGGCGTATTTTGCATCGAGGCCATGGACGAGATCAAGCAATACATCGAGAAGAACCCCGATCAGGTGTGCGGCGCATGCCGTTTCTACGAGAGGCACCGGATTCTCTTTTATCCTCGGAGCGTGCAGCGGTTTTTCTTCCCCTTTTCGTTGCGTCAGAAACTTCAAGATAAGTTATAACAATTGTATTAATGTTTTTCTCTGTGTTTGACATATATTACATATATTACCACCATACAAAGTACAATTCACGAGCCTTCGGAATTTCCGGTTAATTGCGTCGGGAATAACAGAACATACAGTGCACTAATCCCACAATTGACGTCGGAGCGATCCCTAAAAAAAATAATTGTCAAAGTCGATTTAAACTCTTCATAATACAGGCGCCTCTTCAAAAAGTATAGTAACAAAATCTTTTTCACCATTAACATTCTGCGGCATTTCCGGTTAATTGCGTCGGGAATAATAGAACATACAGTGCAATTGCAATTACAACGGCACTAAAGATTTGTTCGATGTTCATGGTAGGTTTGCGAGAATGCATTGAAAAACGAAATTTCCACAATACAAAAGCAAAACAGTTTAATGGATCGTGAGTACAAAGATACCATTGCTGCTCAATCACACCCACCCGACCGAGACTGACAACTTATGAGATTAGTTGGGGACAAGACAGGAACCATCATCAATGCCATCAATGCCAGCAGGATGAGAATTATTTTATTCATGTTGTGAGTGTGAGTTGGGTTTTGTTTTTTAATATAGAGAAAAAACTGGTCCAACAACTAGTCCCACAATTGACGTCGGAGCGATCCCTAAAAAAAATAATTGTCAAGTCAATTTAAGCCAACATGACGCTCAGGGTCATGGCAGCGATTGCGGTTCCAAGCACGAACGGCTTCAACGGCACGTCGAATTGGTCCGGTATTTGGCTGGCCACCAACGACGGCTTCGTGCCTTTTTTCAGCGCATCGTGGACCAACTTTTTCTTCGACGGTGGCAGGAAAAAGGCCTTGCGGTACACTTCCTCTTTCGTGATCGAAGTATCCATCACCTTCGTTTTCTTTTCTCCCACTCCACCTGGAATCATACCAATAATCGTTTGAAGCGGCACCCCGCTGTTCACGGCATCCTCGATCTGTTGCTGGAACGGCGGCCCCAACTCCTTCGCTTTTGCCAGTACCTTCGCTTTCAATCCGGATGATGCGGGGGCTGCGGTTGCTGCGGCTGCGGTTGCTGCGGCTGCGGTTGCTGCGGCTGCTTTGACCGGGCGTTTGGGCACCTTAACGCGTTCTTGCGACCAGGTTTGAACTTTACCCCTCTGTTTGTCGTATTGGCGCAATTTACGATACATCGGACCAGTCGGTTTTGGTTGAGTACCCGGCGGACGACTAGTTGGCGCTTGAGTAGGACGAGGGCGCGGTTTCTTTGCCTTCTTTTTTGGTTTCAGTTGTGTCACTATTTCCTCTGGAGAGTTTCCTTGTGCTAGTAGTTTTAATGCCTTTGCCTGCAACGCTGGTGTGATTGTTACACCCGCCTTTTTTGCCAGTTGCAATAATTTTTGCACCGGTGATACTTTCTGCAAACCGGTGGATGTTTTGGATTGTGCGTTCAACCACGCCAACAGTTGCCTAAGCACCTTTAGCAATTCTTCGTCGTCGTCGTCGTCGTCGTCGTAGAGGCTGGGGTAAGGTGCGGGCGGCGCAGTTTCGTACCGGTACCCGGCTTTGCTCGAAAATTGATTGACGATGGTCGATGAGTAGTCAGGGTTGGAATTTCGAAGCGATGCCATTGCACAAAATGTATTTTGTTGGAAGCGGCAGAAAAAAAAATCCACTCCCTCAAACAAACCACTATGAACCGATTGGTGCCACCCAACATCGCCGACCAGCAAGCCAACATTGCTCGGCTGACTCGGGAAATCGAAACGTTGCGGCACGAGTTGGCATACGAGAGGCACGTGTACCGCCGGAAATTGGTCCGGCACATCTTCTTCTTGCTCCGGATGGAGACGGAGGTGGACATGGAAATTGCCTTTCCGCAAACGCAAACCGAGAGCACCGAGACGTGCTCGATCTGTCTGGAGCCGCTGTGCAATGCGGAGATTCGCCAGTTGCAATGCCAGCATGGTTTCCACCGAAAATGCATCGATCGGTGGATCCAGACTTCGCTGACGTGCCCGATGTGCAGGGACCCGATCCCGATCGGAGAGTCGTCGTCCACCTTGATGCTCCAGTTGTTTCGGATGCTCTCCGAAGAATTGGGGGTGTAAGTGGAAACCTTTTTTTTTCTCGATACGGAACGAAGTACAGGCAAATTTGTTAAGACTCGGGATAAAGCGGCCAATAGAACATGTCATGTTGTATTTTTGGATTCCGGGGTCGTATATCCCATGGCATTCCGATCCTATGCACACGGCTGGTTTGACCATTTACTTGAACGAATTTTGGAAAGTCGAATACGGGGGTTTGTTCCAATTCACCACCACGTCCAACGTCGTCGAAACCATCGTTCCATCTGGAAACGTGGGGGTGTACCAAGAAGGAGGAGTGCCGCACAGCACAACCGTCGTCGCCAGGCATGCGCCGGTAAGAAGAACGATACAGGTATTTTTTGGATGAGATATCTTGATAAAAAAAACACCCACCACAAATCACTTCAATTACATTTGCACTTTATTTAATTGATTCCATGCAACTAGTCCCAGACAAACGATTAGCAGCAGGTGCAACCCGTAGTAGGTCACTTGGTCCACTATGTCCCATTTCCAATACTTGTCATCGGTGACCCACACGTTGATCCCCCATTTCTCCCCCTGTTTCGGTGGCAACCCGGCATGCTTTGCCCGTTCGTCGCGCACCATCCACTCCAACCCCATCCATTTCTCCACCTTGTAATTTTTCCAGAGCACCGCCTCCCCCAGCACCGGCTTGAATTTTCGATCGAGGTTGGGAAACTCCGTCTCCCCTCCGCCACCCTCCACCGTGTTCAGGTACACGAACATGGTGTACATGTGGCCAATCCCATCGTGGTGCACTTTGTATTGTTGCCCAGGCTCGTAATGCACAATTTGCCATTGTTGGTTGTCGATGGGGTACCCGGTTTTTTTTGCGACGAACGCCGCCAGTCGCTTTACGGCAGGTGTAAATTCGTCCTGCTTCATGAAAATGTTGGAACTGGTGCGATAAGGAGATATTGGGCGGAAAAGGTTTATGACTTGCGATCGTTTCATCCCTTTTTCTTTGGCAAACGCGATGATTGCGGCGGTTTCTTCCGAGGTCAAGACATTCTCAAATGTGTCAAAGATGGAGGGTTCCATGTTTTTTTATACATTAAAAAAAAAATGGAAGCCGCCGTGTGGGAATGCGACGATTTGAGACGATATATATTTAGTTTTTTACGAACCAGCCCTACCTTGGTCTGCGGGCAATGCGACGCGGTATGCGTGTGGGACAAAAAAGTGCGCCCTCACGTCTTTTTCCTAGACCACCATTTGTGCGTGGAATGCTGGGGAAGGAACCATCCGTGCCGCATCGTTTAGTCGTTAGACGAGTATTTTATTTTTTTTCACTGCTCAAATAAAAAACCATGTCCGAACAAAAAATCAATCTCACCATCGCCATCCTTGCAATCTTTGTCGCATTGTCCCACTTTGCCAAATCGAAAAGTAATATTAATTTGTGGGAACGCCGAGGTGGATGTTAAAAAGGAAGAAATGGTAGAAGAGAGTGTTGTAAAATATTCATATTATGAAATATAGAAATCATTTTTATTACGCGAGTAAAAAATTTATCACTCAATTGATTTTACTAAGTTACAAAAAAAATATACGCGTAAGAAATTTACTGCAGACAATCACCACCATCATACTTACATTCTTTCGAATTGCATTGAAAATCACATATAGCATCATTTGATAATATTAATCCAAAAAATGCCGGTTATCGGTGATGATGATCTACAACTGCATGGGGTTCTACCCGAAAATGCACCCGTTGTGTCTAGATGCACTCCAGCACGTCGGGACGAAAAACTGCCCGATCTGCGACAGCAAAAGCGTCTATTTCGTGTTTCGGTACACGACTTACTAGTGGAAAAAAATGTGAAATAAAATGTTCAATCCGATTGTTGTTGATTGTTCTTCCAATTTTGTTTAATAGCACTGTGGCTCGAGGTTGTGCTGGGTCAGGTCGGAGTAGCAATAGTACCCTGCAATGTTGTAATACACCGGTCGATAGAAATCTGGGCACAGCATCGTGCATACGAGTGTCAGCAGCGAATAGTAGGACAAGTTCATTTTTTTTTTCCACCCGATACAAAAAAAAAGACGATATGGACACTTTCCTTGACAAACGCCTGGTGTACCGAATTCAACATTTATTGCAACCCACCCATCTTGGAGCAGGGCAAGCCGCTGCCATCAAAGAGTTGATGCCGACCGAAGATTTTCCATGGATTAGTGTTATGTTCATGGTATTGGGCATAGTATTCTTCATGCTGTCAAGGTAATGGAAACTCGATCAATCGGTTTACCGCTCCCTGCAACTGGAACAGCGAAGCGTTCATTGCTTGGATGATGTCGTTGAAGTCGTCGATGGCTTTTCCTGCTACTGGTAAAAAGTTGCCATACGCATCCAGCGCTTGATTGATCCGCTGCACGACGCCGTTCACGTCCACGTTGTAGAATATATACATTCCGACTGCCACGTTGACGATCGCAGAGACGCCTGTCATTACTATACAGACATTCTTAGAAACCTTCCAACATTCCTCTCGCTTCATTTATTAATATTACGTAAAAAAAAAATGGAGTGGCTGCATCGACTGTGGCCTGCCGCGAAGAAAAAGCCCCATTCCATACCGTTGCCAACGCCAGTCAGCCTGCACCGATTGGACCTGCCGGCGTTGGCCAAAATGCAAGTCGGCTGGAAGCAGAACGGCGTGCGAGTGGCGCTGGTGTTCGGTTGGGAAGAGGACATCGGCGTGTTCATCGTCAAAATGAACCGTAAGAAGCGCGTGTTGAAAACGCAGTACATAGCGGGGAAAGACGTTCCGGACCACCACCCCGATCTCTTCGATGGCACGCTGCTGGACGTGGAAGAGATGCCGGATGGCAGGTACGTGCTGCTGGACGTGATTACCTGCGCTGGTAAAGGCGTGTTTGTGCAGCCGTTCCAAGACCGGGTCCATGCCTTTCTTTCTGTGCACCCTACATACAAAGACTTGTTACAAAAGTACAATTTCTTGATTCGCCCGAAGCACTGGTTCGGCACGGTGAAAGAGGCGTTGCAGCGAAAGGATGCGTGCGAGGACGGGTTGATTTTCATGGACCCGTCGTTGCCCTATGGCTACGGGTCCGACCAAAACTTGAAAAAGTGGAAGACGGAGCACACGATCGACCTGGAGTGCAAAGGTGGCAAATGGGGGTACATGGACGTCGAAGGATGGACCGACGCATCCACTTTAGGCATCGAGGTGATGCATGCACCGTCTACCGACGGTATTTACGAGTGCACGCCAGTCCGAGGGACGCAATGGGCGGTGAAGATGATGCGGCCAGACAAGCGATACGCGAATTTTAAATCCACGGTAGAAGATGCCTTGAAAAGTAGAGAGGAAAATATTACATTAAAAGAATTAATCGATGTATAATATATTGATTCGTATAATTTTTACATTCTCCCATGCAAACATTAACGCAAGAAGAAACGATGCGTACATCATATACGCGATAAATACCAACACCAATGAGGTGCAGCGCAAACGATACCGATCGCCGTAATTCATAAGCACTTGCTTTTTGGTGTGGGGTGTTCGACATACCGGACATCTCAAATCGGTCCATTGTTTCATACAAATGAAACAAACGTAACCTTCGTTGCACGTGTTGCAATCAAAATCGGGTGAAGCACATGGTATGTGTCGCTCCAAACAAATACAACATTTAGTTGTCAAACAAAACATTATTATTATTATATTATCTTTTATTTATTTCATATTAATTTGTATTTTATAATTTTATTATTTAATTTTAATTTGTATATTTTATTCAAAACAACATAAATGAAACATGAAAATTAAGGTAAAAAATCCCGGTAAAAAAAATGACCGGTATACCGCACCCAAAAAAATGCGTTTTTTTATAAATTACTATATATAATATATATATAATATAATATATATATATATATTATATATATATATTAATATAAAGATAATTATTCATTTAAAATCACAAACAAATATAAAAAAAAGATAAACAAACATATTACACAACGATTCAAGATGACAACAAGTATCAAAAACATGGTTATAAAATACTATGACAATTTAAAAACTATTACCAATTCGGAAGAAGACAAAACATTTTGCAAGAGATTGCGAGAATTGGAGAAGAAAAATGGTGGTGAAGTATGGTTTCGATTCTGTCATGCACTTTTGAAGTGCCTTTTGGATCACGGAAAGACTTATTTCGCTCATGAATCGTTCTCCTTTTTAATGCAGGGACATACGAAAGAAAAAGTTATCTTGTGTTTGGAGCGAAACGAACAAAAGGAATTAGGATTAAGAAAAAATATTGAAGCATTTGCGACGAAGCATCACATTGCATTGGAAGACCAACATCTTCAATTTTCTATGGAAATTGAAGACGAGGCAGAAAAGGCAGATTCTGAAGAAGAAGAGTCTGAAGAAGATTCTGATTCTGAAGAGGAGGAAGAAGAAAACGACGATGATAGCCGTGTGGAATACATGTTTGTAGAGAAGTTTATCCCTCCCTTTGTTGACTTATCCAACGTTTGTTTTCAATTATCAGACATGTATAACAAAGAAGATAAAGAACAACTTCGAAACTGGTTTTTTTGCATTTTTCGATCCCATCCACATGTATTTGGGGAAAACGTATGGAAAGAATGCATCGGGCACTTTATCGAAACGATGGACGTTGACGGTATTCGTGTCATGTTGGAGGTCAATCACAAACAAACGTTTGTGTCGCCACACCAATTGATCGAATTCGTGTTCGGCATGGTCGCAGACGTCGAGACGTTGGAGGAAAAAAAAGGACATCTTTTGCAACTTGGACGCATTCTCCATGAATTCGTCGTGCAGTCTCCAGTCCCGAACAAAGAAAATCGCATCGTTGGGCGCCCGAAACCCACTGGATTTTGGACTCCGGACGCACCTTACGAAGTCGATACACGCTGTTACGCGCCGTTGGGACACCGCAATCGTTAATTCCCACCTGTATCAATTTGGTTGAGAGAATCACCTCGCGGTCTTGTTTCTGGCACCAATTGACCATATGTAACTCCAACAGGATTCTGTTGAAAATCAAAAGTGTCTTCTTGATTCAAATTAAAAAGTAGTTCTGAAATAAAATTATTATTGTTATTATTATCCTGTTGTATTGGTTTCTTCTTGCCTTTTCCCAGCGATAATCCTTCTATACCTCAATCGTTAAGTTCCACTCATATCAATGAAAGAATCACTTCGCGGTCTATTTTGTGAATTTTGATTAGGGTCTACGACGATCCCACCAAGTCCAACAGAAGCGTGTTGATTATCAAAAGCATCGAAATTATCATTAAAATTAAAAATATCTGAAATATAATTATTATTGTTATTATTATCCTCTCTTGGTTTCTTCTTGCCTTTTCCCAGCGATAATCCTTCTATACCTCCGGTCCGAAAGAATTGCGGCGACGTTCTTACGATGTAGAATGGCAGCATGCGGACCAATTCTGTCATATTGTTATCGATTTTTGGAAACAAGTCGTCCACATACTTGT